CTAAGGTTTTTTCTAAGAACTTCAGATAATTTTTCAGGTACTAATCCATTAGCTTTCTTCTCTTCAAACGTCATTCCGTCCCATCCCATCCCAGATCTCTTCCCGTCTGTTTCTGCTGCCTTCATTCCTAAATCCATCTTTTCAAATTCTTCACTTAAACGAAGCTCATCACTAAGCGCTTTTTGAACATCATCAGTTATTTTTCCAGCAGCTAAATCATCAGCTACTTTCTCTAATGAAACTCCAGAAGTTGATGGTGTTTTAATTAGCGGTGTAGTAGGAGGTCTTACTTCTCCATTAGCGGCAGCCTTAGCAACAATCTGATTAATCTTTTCGTTCCTACTTAAGTCAGCACCCGCTTCTGGAATCACTTCATCCGCTACAGAACTAGGAGTAGTTTTCTGTGGTTTTATTTCATCAAGGATTTGTCTTTGGATTCTCTTGGCTACAACATTTACTTTTGCTCCCTGTGATATTTCTTGAGCACCTTCATTTAATAAATCACTAATCTTTCCTGGAGAATATTTAAGAGCATCAAATTGAGGAAGAACTGATTCTGCATCAAGTTTTATTTGCTGCGCTGTTGCTCTATCAATAACACTTCCAGCACCTTCAATCGTGTCTGCATTACGGCCAACAGTAGAAAATAAATTCTTATTTTGAACAATATTCTTTCTGATAGATGCTGCTAATTTTCCTTTCTCTACCATCAAATTCAACATGTCAGTATTACCAAAAAGATCAACCTGACCACCTTCAACAGTTGGAGCAGATTTGGCTTGTTGAATTACTTCAGTAAAAGTTGCATCAGTAATATCTCTATCCTTTAAAGCTTTATATGCAGTTTGCATCCCTGCTTCATCTAATCCACTGCCACCTAATGCAATTGCTCTTCCTTGTGTAAGTGTTCCATCAACAGCATCCTGGAAAATATTGTCTGGTAATTTACTTAAAGCAAGACCCCTTGTAGCCATACCTGACTTAAGAGGAACTCCTAGATTTGCAACCTCACTTGGATCATTAATTCCTGCTGATTTAAAGAATTTTGCAGCATCAAATGGAGTGCCAGATCCAGCAGCAATGTTTGATAATGCACCTTGCGCTCTGGCCCCTCCAGCTTCAGGAGCAGTTAAATAATCAACATTTATAGAAGGTATTCCTAACTCTTTTGCTTTCTGCAATCTGTTATGACCTTCAACAATATAAGTTTTCCCATCAGCAGGATCTTCCCAAACTAAAGATCTACCTTCCATGTTCATATTCCACTTATCTACCCCTTCTAATGAACCTCCTTTTTGAACTCCTGTATCATCAATTCCACCCTTGTATTGAAATCTTGCAGGGTCAACAGAAATGTCATCAACCCTTAAAGACTGACCACCCATTAAGCGATTAGGCATTACAGAAACACCATCGCTTTGCTCGAAAGCTTTAACTCCTTTGATTACATCAGTACGATCAAATTGATTAAATTCCTTACCAGTAATCTCAGTAATCTTTTGAGTTAATCGTGGGCTATTGCTCGGATTAGCTAAAGACAAAAGATTGTCAGTTGGAACCTTCCCTAATTGATTGGAATAAAGAGTATCGCTTGGAGCAAGTGAACCCATAGGAGCAGAAACATCATCCTGCTTTAAAGGAAGATCTACACCTGCACCTGGACGAGATAAAGTATTTTCAACTCCTTCAATAACATTATCTGAAGTTAGAATTTCATCTAAATCTTGATCAGAAGCACCTCTTTCAAGTACCTCTTGGAAAGCATCTGACTCAACCGCTGCTGTTGATTCGGCAGGCTTTGCATTAATAGCATCAGTGAAAGTAGTCTCTCCTGTTTCACTTGGCGGATTAATAATTTGATTGTCTATTTGTTGCTGACGAATAATTCTTCTATCTTCTGCAAAACCACTACTAACTTTTGCTCTCTTTGTATTAGGAAGGATATTGGTAATGTTTTTATAAAGTTCTCCTGGCTGTAAAGATGAAAAATCAAGATTCTTTGTGAGGTCTAAAGTACTGCTTTTTTGTGCTAATGCTTTTAATTGAGGAGCGCTAACAAGTCCACCAAATGCCGTTGAAATTCCCAAATGAGGAAAGAAAGAAGTATTACTTGCTCCAGTCATTGTTTGACCTTTTTTCGCAAACCAACCTTGCCTGTTGTCGTCTAAATAAGTGCTTGGGATCTCATCAAGCATGTTGCCGTATATGATTCTCCTAATCATTTGCCAATTAGTTTTGGCAGAACCAGGATCAAAAGCCTGCAATGCTTTCGACTGCGGGAATCTAGCGTTCAATACTCCTCCCCCTTGAGCGCCAAGACCCATCAAGAAAGCATTTAAAACTAAAGCAGCCCTAGCTTCATCACCTGCTTTTTGTTGTTCCGTCATTTGTGACGGTGGAAGGTGATTATTTAACGAGTAAGCATCATCTACCCAGTTGTCTACACCTCTTTCAAAATCAGAATATTCATTTGTTCCTAAACCAATCCCCTCTTTTAAACTATCTCCCATATCATCAACACTTTTCAAGGCATTTCCATAAGCCTTAATTGTTCCTAGTTCAATTGTGTTCCCAATATGTTTATTAGTTGAACCTAATGGCAGCCCATGCGCCATGTAATGAATTAAGCGACCAAGAGCAGGATGTGGCCCTGATTCCTGCTGACCAATACCAGGAAAACTTTTCCATAAATCTATTTCTTCTTGTATATCACGCTTGAACATGCTGCCCTGCTTTTTCCACCAAGGCATATCGCTGGCAATAATATCCTTATGTTTTTCTTGCTTCTCTTTGATAATGTCAGACATTTGTTTAGCTAAAACGAGGTGGAACGATGCCTGTTAAGACAATTGCTAAATGATTAGTAGCAGTAGCAAAAGGACTACTCAGAGGAGAACGACTTTGCAGTGAATCTCCAAAGCCTTTCTCATCATTTCCTTCCTTTAAAAGTCGTATTCTTTCCATATCTGACGGATACCAATCTTCATCCTTATAAAAACCAGCAGTATCAAGAATTAGTTGTTGAGGTGATACACCCGCTCTAAGCGCTGCATTAATAACAGGAACAGGAAGTCTTCTTCCAGTTCTTATCTCTTCAATTAATTTCTCTGTTGTCGGTGCATCAAATACTGGAGCGTTTAAATATGCTCCCTCTTTTAATCTTTCAACAGGAATATAAGTATCAAGTTTGTAAGTGGGCGCTGTTTCTACCTTCTTTTCTTCACTTCCCTTCTCTTCTTTTTGAGCAATAACAGGAAGAATCCCATTCATCCTTTCTTTATCTTTAATTACTAAATTCATTGCATCACTAATAATCTTTCCTTGATCTTTAACGTCTAAGCTTCCTCCCTCATCAGCTACATCTTGCAAAGCATCAATAGCAGCATCAGTTAAAATTTGCCGTAGTTCAATATCTCCAGTTCTAATAGCTTCACTTCTTGTCCCTAAGTATTTCCCTAAATCCAAATTCCCATCATCACCACGTAAAAGTTTTTCACCGATTTCTGGATACCTACTCTTAACAGCATTATCTGCAAGTCTTCCAGCTAAAGTATTAATTTGAGAAAGATTTGCCTTACCAGTAACCCTCTTTGTATTTGACATCGTTTGAAAGTTGCTCCACTGGTCAGCTACATATTCAGAAAGCTCTGGTGGAAAATTAGATAAGATTTTATTTAACTCTTGATTCGCTTCGTTCTCGTCATAAAGGATTCCATGTCGTGATCTATATTTTGCAAAGAAGGCATCTACATTCTCTATCGTTGAAGAATGTTGCAACCTTGCAAACTCTGTATCTTTTTCATCAAGATCTTCGATTAATTCAACTTTTTTCAGGAAAGGTAAACCATCAAATTTTGGATCATTAAAAGCTTCTTCTTTTAGTTGTTTATATTCAAGAGAATTTTTCTTCGCTCTAATAAGTTTCTCTGCATAAGTATTTGTAAAAGTTGCTTCCACACGTTTAGCCTCTCTGTCTCTTTCGCTTTTTACTGCTTTACCAAACTTGTCCTTTTCTATAAAGAAATCAGCACCAAACATCTCATCAGCAGTAATCATCCCTACAACATTGCCTTTGTCATCTGTCCTCATATCGACAGGAATTTGACCCAACATCTCCAGCATCCCTTCAGCCTTATCATCACCATTCAAGGCTGCAAGTTGTAACTGACCATGTAAATCAAGAAGAACTTCTTCTTTAAATTCAGTTGGTTCCCCTGCTAGTCCTAATTTATTAGCCTGATAATTTAATATTCCTCCTAGTGTTAATTGAAGACTTTCTGGATCAATGTCTACACCATAATAAAATTTCATCGACTGCATTAACTCCCTCTTAGTTAATACTTTCTGTTGAGCTTTCTGATATTTTGTATGAGCTTCAAATTGCTTATCTAAAGATTTAGCCCAAGCACTATTAATCTTTGGTAAAGCATGATCTGCAAAACCATTACTTGCTTCGTTAATACCAAAGTCCTTCGTTAGTTGAGCAATAGCATTACCTCTAACTTGGTCTAAGCGAGGATCAGCAGGATCTAAACCAACTAATTCACTAGCAGCAGCGTTATACGCTCTCTTCACATACGTCTCCGCTTCACCTCCAGCTAATTTGCTTAACTGCTCTTCCATTCCAGCCCTTCTCCAAGGGTTGACCTGATCCATGTTTAATCCAGCTATCCAGTCCTCGTTTGATACCTTTCTATTTTCTTGAGCGTATTCAATTCCGTTCTGAATATTTTGACGACTATGAAGCATTAAAGCTTTCATTACATCATTCTTACCCCTTTGCTCTTGATCAGATTTGATTACTGGCGCTGCCGTAGCAATTGCACCACTAACCTGCTTCATCGCATTAGACCACTCCGTAAAACTGTTATATCCCTTGATGCTCATCTCATTACTTCGCTGGACAATATTGATGCCCTTTGGAGTAGGAGCCATTGTTGGCTTTGTAGGAGCAGCAGGATCTTGCGCTCCATAACTCAAAAACCTAGATACTGGTTGAGCAGCAGGTCTTAATTGATTTTTAGGAAGTTCTTTGACCATTTACTTTAAAGCTGCGTAAGTACCAGCACCAGCAGAAATACCGCCAGCAATCGAACCAACAATTGCCGCTCCGAGACTTGGCGCTCCACCAACCATTGATGGCCCTGGAGCAGAAACCAAGGTTGGCAATGGTGAGAATGGAGGCATCGGATCTTCGTATTCTTTTTGCTGGTAAAACTGCTGACTGTTGTATTGATTTAGATATTTACTAATAGCTCCTGCTTGTTTATTAGTGAATTGTCTTTCTTTAAATCCTTGATTAATACTTTGAAGGGTTTCGTAATCACCTACTTGGCGACTGTAATCATTAATTAAACGATCAATAGATTTACCACCTGTAGCACCAGCAGCAACAGAACTTCTAGCTTTTAATGCCTGAACTTTGTATTGCATTAAAGCAACAGCATCAGCCATTGCTTCTTGCCTAAATGCCTCGGTGTATGCAGCGCTTTCCTGCATGTAATCCGCACCAGCGGAAGATCTTGCTCTTGCTACTTCTTCAGCATTAGCAATTGCTGTACTTAACTCGTAATTCCTTAATTGATTTGTATATGCAAGTTCTTGTCCATAATTAATTCTTTCTTGCCAAAACTTATATTGATTATTGATGTCAGCCTGTGATGCTTGTTGTCTTGCTGACCACCTGGCAAATTCATCAGAAGCTTTCTTGTATGCAACTTGATTAACGTAATCTTGCTTCTTGCCCTGGTAGGCCATTATCCCACTCAGGACACTTCCAGCACCAGAAGCAATACCAGCAGCAGCGGCCCAAGTCATTAAGCAGCCCTCCAGAATTGACAGAACTCTGCATTAAACGGGCCAAATGGTTCTGGCTCTGCAACAGTGAAACCTAAATACTTAAGCCATCTAATTGACATTTTGTTTTTAGCAAAAACATGATTACCGATTGGCTTGCCAACCTTTTCTAAACAAGAGTCTACCCATTTACGACCCTGTAGACAAAGTTGTAGTCGGTGGTTCTTTGTGGCTGCTATTTCTTCTGTTCCAAGCATCCAAATTCTATCTCCAGTAACACCTGTTAATCCTACTGGCATACCATCATCTCCTTCGATCCCACCACAGATTTCGCTATGAGCATAACTGTAATGTATAGCTTCTTCTGGAGTTATACCATGACTTAGCATAATTTCCTCCTGATCTTCTATTCGCATGTGTAGAGCAATATGCTCTGCAAAGCAATTTGTAGGGGCTGGAGTAATTCTCATCTCAATGCACTTGCCTTTCTTGTGATTAATGCAACCCACTCACAAGTTGAGAACTTACATGGATGAGCAGTATCATTTTTTATCTCAACAACACACCTTTCTCCTTTAGACATAATCGGAATATTAAATACTCCTTCCTTGTATCTATCGTCATCACTGCTATATCCACCAGCAGGCAATGTACTGGTAACTAATGATTCCCTAACTCCTAAAACTGTTCCATCAAATTTATAAGTTGAAGTGTCTCTTCTCTCGGCAGTTACTTCAATATCAAAATAAGCAGTTTCGTGATAACGAAGTTTGGCATGTCTTACTTGAGTACGTTCAACATTGGCTGCTGCTTTTCCTCCACCAATCTCTTTGTAAAGTTTGAATCTGGTAAATCTATATCTAAATTCATAAGCCTCGCCAAAATAAATAGGCTTATTTCTCCAGTCACCATTGGCAACCATTGTTGTCCCTGAAGTGATCGTAGACAGCAAAACTCCACCAGTAGAGGTAGAACTGAATCCACTCCAAGCTTGTGTTGTCGCTTCTGCCGCATAAGGCAGAGTCCATGTTGTTGTCTGAGCATTGGCGTTATAAGTTCCATTAGCAACTCTCATTGCTGTTGGAGTTTCAGTCTCAGTGGAAACTCTTCGATCTAAAAGTAATGGATAAGGAGAACCAGTAGGAGGCTCAGGACTTCTATCCTGCGCTGGTATTCTCTCTAAATAAATCTTCGTGCCATAACGAACAAGACAAAACAAAGTTTCTCTTACGCATAAGATTTGCAGAATTTCATCTGCTCCCGCAAAGTCCCAATATGACCAGCTTGATTGCGCTCTCTCGACATTATTTCCTGTACTTCTTACGAAATATTTATAGACATAAATACGATCTTCAAATCCTGTCTTATTGCTAACAGCAAACAAAGCATTGCTTGTATCATTAACAGTTACCTTGTGAATACTACTTGGCACAAAAGCGGAAACATAACCGCTTAAATCTTGTGCATCAGCAGTTAATGCCGTACCTGCACCTCTAACACTAAATTCTCTGAACTGTGAGAAATCACCGTTAGCTTGAGCAAAGATAATGCCTCCACCTGCTAGTTGTGGCCTGACATTTGTATCTATTTCAAACTGAGTTAAAACTGTTATCTGCGCTGTGGCTGGAGTTAGAACCGTCTCTGCTGCGTTAAATCTAAATTGATATTGCGAGCTAAAAAGTATTAACTCATCCTGATAAGGAACTGCATATTTCAGAACTGATACTCGGTTATTACTTGCAACAACATCAATTGGATCAGTGTCTAAAACGGCTGTAACTGTTTCAGGGAAGAAATCAAAGAACGATCTAACCCTTGAAAGGATGACATTTTCATCTGCAAGGAAACCTAGCCTGTTCTTGTAGATGAATATGTCATTAATTGGATAACCAATGAAACTTGGATCTGGAGCAGTTGTTGTGTCACCAGAAATCCGTTCACCCCAAGTTGGAACTACTACTGTGTTTTGCGTTGTGCCGTTAGCAGGCCCAAAGTAAAAAGTACCGTTAGGAAGCCTGATCAACAGATGAGGCATTAGGTCTTTATCAATCTTGTATTTATCTCCAGGCTTTACTGTTTCGCTCCAAGTACCTTCTCCAAATGTTCCACTCTTAGGTAGGAAGGAGACATGGTAATCATCAAAAGAGTTTCCTGGATCACCTTCAATGGTTACTTGATAACCAGTAGGAGCAACAGTTGGTAACTCTGTAAAAGCCTGAACCTTATTAAAAATTGCACTTATATCGGCACCACTACGAGCATCCGTTACAGATATTGTGATTGCACTTGATGAAGTGACATGTATAACCGCACCGCTACGAGCAAAAGATACGCCAGATAAAGATGAAAACCCATTAATAATATTTTGGGCAATATCCTCGGAACTGATTCTGTTTTCTGTGACTGAGCTTCCATCACTAACGACTGGGGCAACTGCTGTCGTAACCGTGACTTCTGTTCCATTGACATTAACTCGGTAAGTTTGGCCATACGAAGCTGCCCTCACCCAAATCAGGGCTTCATTCGTGGCAGGTCTTGCAACAACAGGAGCCGTATCGCTCGTCATTGCAGGTACTTTTAGGGTATTAGTAATGAAGGTATAGTCAGCAATTGTTACGGCTCTGATCTGCGATTTCGCATCGGTTACGTTGCTTAAGTAGCTATATCCACCAGGAGCGCTGACAGTTTGTTCTGCTCCATCCAAGTCAAATACTTTGATACTTGAACTTGTAATAACTGCTAAATACTCTTCAACATTGTCTCTAAGAATTTCATGGATAAAACAATCACCAAAATCTGAGTTAGATACAAGCGCTAATGTTTCGCTTGGATCTCTTTTTCTTAATCCCTCAACAATTGAGGACATTCCATTAACCTGTATTTCGCCTTGAGATGGATCTCTCTGAGCGTCAGGTTGTTGGCTAACGCCCTGAACAAGATTAGGAATATTGTATGAAACTAAGCTCATAATCTGTAAGCAGTACTAATACGTCTAGTCGCTAGGCCATAAGCAGGGTCATAGGTTGGGAATGGTAAATAGTTCCTTCCACCTGTCAGCATATTTGGCTGATCGACCTGCTGTTCCATTCGTTCGAGAACAGCTAATGCATCTTGTTCATCTTTTTGCGTATATTTAAAGAGGGCTTCAGAACCCAACATCCGATCTGCAAATACTCTTGCTGATCTAATCGTTACCCATCTGTTGAAAACTTCTGGAGCCTCATCCCACGGAAGAAGCCAGATAACATCAGCTTTTACTTCTGTAACCGTAGATTCCATTGTATATAACCTTTTTTCTGTGTCGTATAACTTCTCTCCTCTTTGCACATAACGTCCTGCATAAAGATATGGGTCTAAAGCAAACTCAGAAACATTGGCAGGTATTCTTATTTCATTCGTTGTGTCGTCTTTAGTAAAAGGATAATTAAACTCTGTATTCCAATGCCAACCTTTACCTTGACCTTCTTTATGAAATTCAAGGAGAGTTCTTTCTGCAACCCTGGCATCCATCACCTGCTCAGTTTCAAGACTGTTGATTGGTTGCTCGCCTATATTTTCCAATAGAACATTCACCGCATTTAAGAGCGTTGTCCGTCCAGGCGTTACTGCTTGATTTGCTATTCCCATTAACTATTACAGGGTCGTTGCATACATCATAAAGCACAAAAAAAAAGAGGCCAAATAAATGACCTCTTTCTCCATTTCTTTCCTTAATAAGTTTACTAAGGAATAACAATTTTGGTAGCAGATTCCGCTCTAAGAACTCCCATTCCCAGACCTTGCCTACTGACCATCAAATCGGCTTGGTGTTGGACTTTGTACTCATTTCCAGTCATCTGTAGTTGAGGACTGAGAAGAGTAACAACTCCAACAGCTTCTTTGTTGAAGATCAAGCCCTTACACTTGCTCAAGTCTTGAGCGTAATCAGAGTTGTGATCACCAGCGACAAGGGTATAAGCGCTTTGTGTGACATGATTAGAACTAAAGATTGGGATCCCCGCAACTCTTAAAGTACGGCCATCAGCAATCGTTCCAGCACCACCGAAGTCAGCATTTATTGCACGACTTGATTGTGTGATTAAGTAATAATCTTCTGGGCCAAATACGGCATACATATCATCAATGCTTACGTCCTTCTCTTCGAAGGCAACTCTTGCATCAAAGATTGCATTTACCAGAGCATCACCTTTTGCCTGACGAGTGGCAGAACCACCTGTGTAGTCAGTACCAAGAGTAATACCGTTACCAGTTTTACCTGTGTTATGAGAAAGAGCTAAAGGCTCAGAAGAAACACTGGCAGCAGCGAAGATCATTCTCGCTACACGCTTGTCATACTCTTTAGCTAATGCACGACCAAGTTCCTTTGTATAAACCTGGCGAACATCGAAGTAAGACATTAGTTCGTCTACTTCTAGTACAGCAACATCAGCAATCATCAATGCGTCAAGGCTGATAACCTTCTCATTTAAATCAGAAGGATCATTACCCGTTCCATCGATTACGGAACCTGGCTGGTGATAGCGAGCGAGGAGCTTACCCGTCACTGGGAACGCTACGGATTTTCCTCC